GCCGCACTGAGGTCGATAGTGGCGTATCGCCGACTAATCGATCCTTCGCGCGCAAGTAGACAGTTCCGAAACGAATCATGAAATCCAATGTGGTTTCGAAGATATTTGTTTCGGAAAGTGAGATCGTCGATGACACGCCAAACGCCTTGCTGGAAATATTGCAAGGTCGCTGGTTCCATCGAAATTGTCCGGAAAGTCTTATAACTTTTCGGAACAAAGATCGTTTGGGAGGTCCGCTCAAGTTTTTGCGGTTCCCCTACGACCCACCACGGTTTCCCGAAAGCGTACTCAAGCAAGGTATCTGTCTTCAAATCCGAGTATTTCTCGAATAAGGAACAGCGACCGAGCTGAGCGACGCCTCCCGGGCCATGCCGTGGAACGATCTCAGCGGGCAAGAAGGGTCCCATCCAGCGTCGAACTATTTTGTTCAACGCACAGACGATGTTGTCTGGAAAAGTATCTGGGATAAGCATCTCAGATTCCAGATAAGCATCAATCATCTGCTGGGTAAGGTCGATATCTTTCAGACTAAGACGAGAGGTATAGCTGAAGAGCTGTACGAGTCGTTTAGCTGAGAGAACGTCGCCTTCAGACATCGACTCAATATCGCTTTTCAGTAAGCGAAAAAGATGAGACGAAATTGTCTGGCAGAGGACTTTAAAACCTCTTGCGGTCTTGAGTCTAACAAGACTCAGACACTCGGCAAACGCATTGTTCAGAGTAAGTACGTCCACTTGAAGCATATCGCTCCAAAGTCTGCGTGCATCTCTTGGCAATGAGTCAGGCGGCAGGTAACCGAGATCGATCAAAGACAATAACCATTGTTGGTAAATGTCTTTGACTGTGTCTCTATCGCCATCCGAAAGGATGACTCCGTCCCTGCGTAACGGGAAATCGACGGAACGTCGTATTTCCTCCAAGACATGAAATGTCTGGTAGGGTCTCATGATAACCTCCTGTCATCACAGTGTAAGTCGTGCTATCCCGATAAGTATATCGCCGATATGAACGAATAATGCTGCGATTAAAGCTGTAGCGATTAATACTGTGGATTTACTTATTTCCATAGCATTACCTCTACAGATCAGCTGGTATCAGAGATCCCCTGAGAATAGCATTGAGGCGTGCGTCAGTTGTGGCGCCCGTGTCAAATAAGCTACTCAGGAGTCTGCCCAACGATACTCTTACGTCTTCAGCAGTAATGTACTCTGAAGCGGGCACCTTGATAACAAGGTGGCAAGAGATCGGAAGGTCGAGTCTGTAGTCTGCATCAGTGCTATCCGACACGCTTAACACATTTGTGTGCTGCGCGAGGATACTAACACCTCTCTTTGTAGGTGCTGAGACTGATGGATCAATCCCGCTCCCTGCATAGACGTTACTAACGTCCGTATAGGCTACGCGAATGCGTTCAGGCCTATCTACAGGTGAAGTCAGATTCGTAAGAACGACTTCGGAGCCGGGTTTATCCGACTTGACTCTAAAGTCCGCGCCAAAATTGACGAGGCCTCTAGGGAAAGTCAGACTGGTAACGCCTTCGATGGCGGTATCAGTGTAACCTACAGATTTGACTTTGGACATAATGTCCTCCTTTCTGCGATTTAAAGCCGCATTGGGGGATTCTATCCCGCTATCTTCTTTGCAAAATTAAAGAAGAAGCCTCGAGCCAATGGCTCGAGCCTGTAGTGCTAAATTGTAGAGACAGGGTCGGTACAGGACATTGATCAGATGTCCATCTGTGATATTGTACCAACTGGATGGTTCCATAGAAGGAAGAAAGAGACGTACTCTCAAATTCGAGAGTAGCAACTTCTTTATGCGACATAGTCACATATTTGATGTTGTAACGCTCCAACCTCTTCTTTGCAGTATGCACTTCGAGTGCGCTACCTACGGGAAGCAACCAGTCCACCACGAACGAGTACGGGACTAAATCCCAGAGCCTATCAAAGCTCGGGAGTAATCCGATGCGATCAAACGCATCAAGTGAATTAGAAAATTCACTCGCATTGTTCATGATGGCCAACTTCAATCGACGAGTAATATCGACTGGGACTCCCAGCCAGGTAATACCCTGCGAAACACCAGCATGGACAGTCTGGAAACCGTTCTTATCGAAATAAGGGCGATTCCTTCTGTAAGAACTCCAGATCTTCCGCACATCGCGGACAGTCGGGAGTATTCCATACTGGACCCTAAGATATTCACCAGAGACTCGCTTCATTTTAAGAAGTTTATCCTTATCTCTAAGGACTTTCTTAAAATTATCGAGCTTTGGTATGAGCTCTGTAGGGTGTCTCAGATCACTTAGGAATTCGATCATATTAAGATCAGTTCCTACGTAAGCCTGAGCAGCTTCGGCTGCCAAGTCGCCGTACGATGTAAACTCAAAGTTTACAGGCGTACGTTCGAATAGAGCAATCCGAAGGTCGATTTGTTCATAAGCCGCTGCGATAGAGGGATTACCATCTTGATAAAGATGGAAGAACTCTACAGCAGGACTTAAGGAAGATGCAGACCACTTCGACAGTTGCGATTCTAGTCCTTTGATATCAGCTCCTGATCTAGGAGCATTCCAAGGACCAGAATCAACAAGCATGCCACCAGACGTCGAGTAATTCTTAGCGGACTTCGAACACGTATAAGTGCTCTCATTCGTAATAGATATGTTGTC